CATTTTGATGAATTCCATGTACCACTTGTATTATTGGTATTGCAACTATATATTTTATGATCATATACAGTCAAATCACCAACATTATATGTTCTTGTTGTATCATATGTATCACTATATAATCCTAGTGATATTCTTATGTCATTTATTTGATTTTGCAAATGACCTGCTTGGTTATCATCAAGTTGGTCTTCTAAATTAGCGAACCATTCAGTAAACCAAGCTTCATATTGCTTGAATATTTCATCAGTTGATAATTCTAATACTGCTTGTGTTACATTTCCACAATCAGCACCAAATCTTGTATCAGTTATCATATCAGTAGTAATTCTTGTTGCACCTGCTGGAACAGATATATTCGCAAGTCTTAAATCATATATTGTTCCAGTTCTTGTAATACTTGGTTGTGATGGATCAGAAGAATAACTTCCTTCTAATATCATTGTTGTTATTTGTCTATTAGTTAAATCTAATCTAACAATAACTGAATCAATTCTACCAAGTTCACTATCTGATTCATCTATATCAAGCACTAATGTTTCAGTGTTTTCATAACTATAACCATTTATATTAGCATTACCAACTGCAACACTAACAGTCATGTTATCATTTGCACTAACACCTAAACTATTATTAAAAACACCATTTGTGAAGAACTTTTTTAAGAATCCTGCAACATCTGATGCATCGTAAACCCTGTCATTGTTTACTGAATTAAAAAATCCATATTTTTGTGCCATAATTTACCTTCCTTTCTTATTCATCATCCCATGCACTTGAAAGTGGACTTCCAAATGTTGGGTATATTGTTTTTTTACCATCTTCAATAGTTTCTTCTACTTCTATTATTCGATAAGTGGTATATACACCCCACTTTTCCTTTTTAATATTAACTATGTCACCAAGATTCCATTTTTCTTTATAATCTTGTTGAACAAGTGCAGTAACTTCTAATTGGAATGTTCCATCAGATAATTTACCTTCACCAACTGAACGTAATTTAGCTTTATAATCATTATCAGATAAACTTCCTTTTGTTAATGATTTTTGATCACTAAATACTTCATATCTATCAAAACCACTTATTCCTTCATCAACACTAACAAGTACCCTGTTTGTATCTTCACCTTGACCACCGACTAAAACATAATTTACTTTAGTTTTTTCACTAATAACAAGTTTTCCTTGTTCTATGTTATAGTTATCATCACTAAATGAATATTGTTCATTAATACTTTGTTCTGAAGTTCTATCTTTTCCTTCCCAAGCTTCAAACATATATACTTTAGAATCAACATTTGGAACTACTCTAAAACCTATATTTGAATATTCAGCAAGTTTACATAGATATTCATATACATTTTTATAAGAAACTTGAAAATCAATATGTGGTGAAGTCATTGTAACTGCTTCAGTTTCCCATTGTTCTGTAAGTGGTGTCATAGCATTTACAATTGTATTCATACCTTCAATTGTGTTTCCACTAAAATTAATTTTACTTTTTACAATTCTTCTTTCTAATAATGAACTTAAGAATCGACCACTAATGATTAATTCTTCATCAGTTCCATTATCACTAAATTCAATTGTTTCAATTATTCCAGCTTCAGTATAATTATTTCTCATTACAAGTACATTTTTATCAATAAATCGCATGACATAATCATTTACTGGTAGAACAATTTCAAATTCACCTGCTTCAAAGTATTTTCTTCGCCATCTTAATGAAATAAAATAATCGACTATTCCAAGCATATTCAATTCTTTATCAAAGAAAAATAACGTTGAATCTTCTTCTGAATCAGCAGATAATTCTCTGGTTAAGTTTAATATGTATATAGGAATTGTACCAGTAGATGAATAACGATATGCAGTAATTACCATTACATTATCTTCATTATTATAAGCTAAACCATATCTAACACCAGCAGTTCCATCATCTATATCTTGCCACATAACACCATCAATTGATTGTAGTATAGTACCATTGTAACCACATGCAATATACATACCATTTGCATATCGTGATCTAATTAAATATGAATCAGTAGTTGAATCTTGTTTTGTCCAATTTATACCATTACTAGATGTTAAAATTGTTCCTTTATCACCAGTTACTACAAATTGACCTTTTCCATACGAAATACCAACCAGTTTAACATCAACACCTGATGTTCTTCGTGTCCAGTTAATAAGATTTGAAGAAGTGAAAATGGAACCAAGTTCACCTATTGAAACATACATTCCATTTTTATAATCAATGTCCATAGTAGCAGTGCTTTTTGATTCTTGTATAGTATAATCATGTCGAGTAACATTTACACCATCTGTTGTTTCATAAAATTGTTTTGTAGAACTTATTTGTTGACCAGAACGTGATGTTCTATAACCAGTAGTAAATACAAATCTATTATTAATAAACTTACAAGTGTTAGAATGCATTGAAAAATTTTCACCAGTATTAAGAACTTTAGGAATCCAGTTTATACCATTTTTTGAATAATAATAGTATGTATTGTTTGTTGTTCCTGCACCACCTGTAATAACAAATATACCATTACCATATGCTATATTTGATGGTTTTAAGTAACTATCATTTAACTGATATTCAATCCAGTTTTCTAAATCTTCAGATACACATACTTTAGCTGGACTTTCTGATAGCAAATAATATTTACCATCAACATAAACAATACCTTTTCCAGCACCAGTTACATGTGTGTCTTTTTCTATAAGTTTCATCTAATCACCCCTATACTGCTTCATAATAGTTGTAATAACTAATACTACAATCTAGATTTGATGAACCTTCATCTGCATTTGTAACATATTTATTTACACCATTAGGTGCTTGTAAGAATTTAGTACCGAATACTAATGAATTAGTTATATTAGTTTCATTACCATTAGAATCAATATGTATTATTGCTTTTTCATTGTTATATGTAGTTACAACAATCTGTTCACCTAATTCCAAAGTATAATTTAACTTCATTTCTTCATTTGTACGTGTATTTTTTAGTGATGGATTAACTACTTCACCATTTGCCATAAATACAATTGTTAAACCATAGTTTATATGTGAATTATTTTCAATTTCAATTGATGTAGATTCATTTTTACGACCAAATTCAATACCAGTTCCTTCAGGAATTTCCAATTTAAACTTAAACAATTTGTCCCAGTTATTTAATGTTGCGATTGTTTCTTCTGAATCCATAAAGTAAGGACTAGGACATATTAAACTTACTGTTGCATAAATTATATTTGTATTTCTTGTTAAAGTTAATTTTTCAACATAATAATTTATTTTCCTTTCAATATCACCTTCATAATAATATAAAGTTCCATGATCCTTTAAAGGAAAAACATTATATAACTGACTTTTTCTTGTTTGTACATTTTGGTCATCTCTAAATGCAATTGTTAAATTAATATTTCTAGAATTAACAGATGTTCCAATATATGAAACACCAACACCAAATGCACTTTTTATTGTTGCAACATTACCATCATAATCATGTATTCCTGAATAATCATGTAAGAAAAATGGAAAAGTATATGCAAATTCTAGTTTATAACCATAACTATTTTTACAGACTATTTTCTTTCTATTTGTAAAATAACCCATATTATGCACCAACCTTTCCATATTTTAATCTATACAATTCATATTCTTGTCGCAATCTTCTAATATTTTCTGATGGTGATGTGTATTTTGAATTATTATTAATAATAGCAGTGAAATTACCACCCCTATTTTCATCAGAAACAACATTATTATCAGAATATTGTTTTCTACTACTAAATCCAGTTGTTATATTTGGTGTTACATCAAAATCAGTAGGTAATGCATGAACCATATCTTCAGCAACACTTTTCATTTCATCAGTGAATCCAACACCAATACCTTGTGCAAGATATGTTCCTACTTCATCCCTAAATAATGTTGATGGTGAATGAATACCAAAGAAACTTTTGAATTTATTTAGTACTGCATCTTTAAATCCTTTAATTTTATCAAATAACCAATCTTTAACATTTTTAATACCATTCCATAATCCTTTAATTATATTTCCACCTATTTCAACAAACATTGAAGGCAATTGTTTGAAATAATTCAACATAGATGAACCTATTATTGGTAGATATGACAATAAAGTCGGTATACTATTTAATAGTCCTTGTGCAAGTCCGATTATTAGTTGCCATCCAGCTTTTATAAATAATGGAAGGTTATCTATTAACATTGGTATCATTTCTAATATTGCATCAATTAACTGTGGTATTATAGTTGGTAATTGTTCTGCAAGTGATTGAACTATCAATACAGTTGCTTGAATTAAAGCTTGTAATATATCAGGTAATATATCAACTATTCCTGTAAATGCTTGAACAATACCATTCATAAGAACAGGTATTAAACTTGGTAAAGCATCTGATAAAGCTTTTATTAAATCAACTACACCTGAAATTAATGATGGTAATATAGATTGTAATAAACTTGGTAATTCTTGTGCTAATTTAGGAACTAATTCTTTTATTAGTTTTCCAATACCTTCAAGAACAGTTTTTACTCTAGGTAAAATGTTGTCACCAAATGTCATAACACTATCAACTAAATTACCAACTAACGTATCGAAATCTGCATTTTCATCAGCAATACCTGTTAATAAATTAGACCATGCACCTTTCATTGCATTTAATGATCCTGAAATTGTTTTTGAAGCTTCTTCTGATGTTGTTCCTGTAACACCCACTTTATCTTGAATTGCATGTATAGCATTATAGACATCGCTTAAATTATTGATGTCATATTTAACACCTGTAATTTTTTCAGCAT